ATTACTGCATTATCGGTAGCTGCCGTACTTGTCATCACGCACTGGAAACAGGTTAAGAAGACTGCTGGAAATGTCTGGAATTTTGTTAAGAGCTCATTCGCTAAAGTAGGACTTTCTTCTAAGCAGATGTCTAAAACATTTAAACCTGCAATTCGTGCATTTGGCTCACTTAAGCGCAGCGCAGGACAGTTATTTACTGCTGTTAGACCTATCTTCTCAGGTATCGCTAAATTGGCAGCAGGCGTGTTTGTAACAGGATTTAGAGCTACATTTAGAATTGCAGCAGGTGTTGTATCTGGATTACTTACAGCTGTTGCTCCAATTGTTACAGGTATCTTAAAGGTGTTTACAGGTATCACTACTTTCTTGACAGGCGTTTTTACAGGCAACTGGAAAAAGGCATGGCAGGGTATTAAAGGTATCTTCTCTGGTATCGCTGCAACTTTTGTTGGAATAATCAAGGCACCTATCAACGGAATGATTGGTATCATTAATGGCTTTGTCGGTGCGGTTAATGGAATATCTTTTGATATTCCTAAAGGCTTCCCATTTATGGGAGGAAAGCATATAGGCTTTAATATTCCTAAGCTGAAATATCTTGCAAAAGGTACAAATAACTGGGAAGGTGGACCTGTCGCCATCAATGAAAAAGGTGGGGAAATCGTAGATTTACCTCCTGGAACAAGAGTATATCCTCACGACAAGTCTATACAAAAGGCACGTGAAGATGGAGCTGCACAAAGCAATAAGACGGTACACAAGTACGATCAGAGAAATATCACTATTACTATTTCAAAGGTAGCTGATAATGTGACTGTTAGCGGTGATGGAGATATTGACAGTTTAGCAAACAAGTTAGCTGATGCTTTAAGAGATCAGCTGCTTAATATGGCATAAGGAGGAAGCGCATATGTTAAACAAAGAAAGCAAAATTAAAATGCATCTTGAATTTGACCACGATGGCAAAAAAGAAAGCTTTACATTGCCTGTGCTTCCTTCTGAGTTCGAAGAAACTCGAAGCAACAATAATCAGACTGTAAATATACAGGCTATCGGTGATGTGCTATTGAAAGGAAAGAAACAGTTAAATACTGTCTCTATCTCCTCTTTTTTTCCTGCTGAGTATGATCCAACATATGTTGACGTGGAGAAAGGCGCATTAAAAACGCCTAAAGAATATGATGAAATATTCAAAATGATAAATGATAAAAATATTACATGCAGGTTTATTGCTACTGGTCCTAATACGAATATCAATATGCAGTGCGTTATCAGTGAATACAAGAGCGGTATGTCACAAGGCAGAGATATCAACTACTCTGTTACTTTTACCGAATACGTTGTAATTAGTGTTAAAACAGGTGACGGCAAGAAACGGCCAGCTACAACTGGAAAGAGCACACCTAAAACATATAAAACTAAAAAAGGTGACACATTATCAAAGATTGCAAAGAGCAAATTAAAGAGTAAATCAAAAGCTAAAACTATTTACACAAAGAATAAAAAGGCAATTGATAAATACTTCAAGTCTCACGCGAAAAAACTAAAAGGTGCGAAAAAGAAAAAATGGAATGCAACAGCTAAAGTAAATAGAACGCTAAAAGCTGGCATGAAGTTGAAGCTGAAATAAGATGGCAAATATTAAATTAACAGTTGGCAACACTGATATCACACAATATGTATCATCCATAAAGTGGAGTGGTGCAAGTACACAGGTATCAAGAGACTTGAATTTTAACATAGCCAGCAACCCTTATGATAAGAACTTCGCACCAGTCAGTATCAAAACAGGAGATGTAGTTAAATTCTACTACGATGATAAGCTTAAATTTGTAGGGCGTGTTTATAACCGTGAAAGAAAAGGTGATATAGGCACTGTAGAAATCACCGCCAAAGATTACATGTTTAACCTAGTGCAGTCTACAGCTACCTATAAATTCAAAAAGAAAACGCCAGAGTATATTGCAAAAGCAGTTTGCAAAGATTTTAAAGTACAGGTAGGGAAACTGCCAAAAACAAAACATAAGATTAAGACTTATATTCCTAGCGAGATGAGTCCTTACAATATCATTCTCAAAGCATTTCAGATGGCTGAAAAATACACAAAGAAGAAATATATGTTAGCTATGGACGGTACTAAGCTTACTGTTATGACACGAGGCACAGTTATCGAAAATGTAAAGCTAGACTCGTACTCAAATATCATTGGCTCGAGCTATAGCGAAGATGCTACCGAAGTTATTAACAAAGTAGTTGTATATAACGGAAAAGGGCAAGCTATTGGATCATATCAAAGAAAGGCTGAAATTGATAAGTATGGTGTACTGCAAGGAGCTATCAGTGTAGATAAAGGAAAAGGCAAGAAAGAGGCTAAAGCTTCTTATGTCTCTATGTCTAAGGAGGCTTCTATTGAAGCTATTGGTAATATCAATTGTATCTCTGGTTATGCCTTGAATATTGAAGATGAAGCAACAGGCTTGAGAGGTAAATACTGGATTAAGTCAGATTCACACTCATTTGAAAATGGTATTCATACAATGACACTCGACTTGGCATTCACAAATGAAAAGGAAAGTGTTGATTATTCAAAAGTTGACTCTAATGGAAAAGTTACAAATTCTGATGGTTCGGTGACTAAAACCACCAAGAAAAAATACAAGGCAATCTTTACTGCTTACAGTGAAAAAACAGGCACAGGCAAGGACTGCAAAGGGCACAAGCTTAATGCAGCCAAAAAAACATGTGCAATGGGTAAGTCGATTGCTCCATACGGCGCAAAAGTCAAGATAAGCTGCAAAGGTCAGTCAATTAATGGAAAAACGTATAAAGTAAATGATGTGCCTAAACATGCAAGATTAAAAGGCAAAGTGCATGTGGATATCTTATTTAAGACTAATGCACAGGCTAAGCGGTTTGGTACAAGATACGGAGAAATCACAGTTACTAAGACAATTAAAGTCAAGACAACTGCCGAGGCTTCTACTACTTCTTTAAGTGGCAGCAGCAAAGGTGTGAATATCGCAAACAAAGCATTATCAAAGAAGGGCTGTAAATATGTGTGGGGAGCAACAGGTCCTAACACGTTTGACTGTTCTGGTCTTGTTTGGTGGGCGCATAAAAAATGCGGTATAAACTTTGGAAGGACAAACACAAAAGGATTGTCCAAACTCGGCAAAAACGTATCATATAGCAAAATGAAGATAGGAGATATCATTATATTCTCTTCAAACGGTGCCTATAGTGGCATTCACCACACAGGCATCTATATCGGCAACGGCAAGATGGTTCATGCGCCGCACACCGGAAGCACTGTAAGAGTGCAGAATATTACAAGCGGATATTATAGAAGGCAGTTTTACTGTGCAAGGAGGCTATACTAATGCAAGCCAATGGAATTGCTAACTTAGCAGCTTTATTGATGGAGGCAAATGCAAAAGGAGCTTCCAAGAGCGAGTTTATGATTGCAAAGATGTTAGACGATGACTGTATTAGGATAAACGGAATAAAGCTAGACAAGAAAGATTACAAGATTTTAGACACCTTGTATAAACAAAGTGATGAAACTCTAAAGATGGTCAAGAACTTCAAAAAAGGAGATGAGGTTCTTGTCTTTAAACCTAATAACGAAACTATCATCATTATTGGAAAAATTGATTAAAGGAGGTGCTATCTATGGATGAAGAAGATATCTTAGAAGAAACTGATAACACCGAAGAAGAAGATACTGATGTTGTTGAATCTGAGGATCCAGGCACAGTCGAAGCTAGCAGGTTAGCTGATGATGAACAGGAGTATTTTGAATATGCATTAGATAAAGACGGCCATGTCAAAGACTATAAGGTATCTGGTCTTGAAGCAGTTAAAGTGTGGATAACATTGGCACTTCAAATTGCGAGAGAAAGATTTGAATTATTTACCGCGGATTACGGTAATGAAGTAGAGAATTTAATAGGCACAACAAACAGGGATTTGTTTGTAAGCGAGTCTGAAAGAATGATTAGAGAGTGCCTGACGCAAAATAAATACATACAAGGAATCAGAAACTTCTCATGCGAGTTTGAACTGGACAAGGCTGTATGTGCCTTCACTGTTGTCACGGTTTTTGGAGAGGAGGATTTAGATAATGTCGAGATTTGAGGATAATACTTTTGAATCAATTAGAGAACAGATGCTAGCGGATGTGCATACTGATATGGGTATTGATGCACAGGAAGGCTCACTTATCTCTAATGCTATTGCGTTAATAGCAAACAGGCTAGAAGAAGCATATGCTGATTTGGATAGTATTAACGATAACCTGCTAGTAGATACAATGGATAGAGAACATCTTATAGAATCAGGCGCTGAAGTTGGCTTGCCTGTTGACGAAGGCGATTATGCCGTATTGACAGGATATCTTAATATTCCTGTCGAGTTAGGAACTGAATTTAGTGCTACTGATTACGATTTTAACTTTATTGTTATTGAGTCACTAGGACCAGTTACAGTTAATGATGAATTGTATTATAGCTATAACTTCGAATGTGATGATGTTGGCACTGAGCCAAACACATTTACAGGTGATATTGAGCCTGTTGAAGCTATTGATGATTTTGAAACAGGTGTAATTACTGCGTGCGTTGTTCCTGGAATAGATGAAGAAGATACAGAGATATACCGCGCTAGACGTTTGGATTACTTCACTGAAAAAGCGTGCGCAGGAAACAAGAAGTATTATGAAGATGAGATTAAGAATATAGATGGAGTCGGAGCATTAAAGATTGCACGTAGGAAAAAAGATGATGAATATATCAACATCTATATATTGAATAGTGCACTATCTCCTGCATCTGCTGATTTGGTTGAAACAGTACAAAATACTGTAGATCCTGATGCAGGGCAAGGTGACGGTATCGCGCCTATTGGACATAAAGTATTAATTCATAGTGCTAACAGTGTCAATTTAGCCATCACAGCAACGATTGAATATGATGATGGATATTCTTATGAGGATTTAAAAACACAGCTAGAAGAGGCATGTAAGAAGTATGTACTGTCTCTGCGTGAAGCGTGGGAGAAATCCACGCAGCTAGTAGTGAGATTGTCTGGCATCGAAAGCTATATCCTTAACGTACAGGGAGTACTTGATATCTCTAATGTCACTGTTAATGGGCAGACTGAAAACATTAGACTAGAAGAATATGATGTACCTGTATTTGCATCTTATACGGAGGCTTAATTATGGCTGAACTTAGAAAGATTGAAATACCAGAAGCACTTAATGACATTCCAGAAATTAGAGAGATTTACAAATTGTCGGAAAAATTCATGTCAAAGTATATGGATGATGTGCAAGCAGTACATGATGATATCTTTATTTCAACTTCTACTGAATACGGTATTTTTAGACGTGAAAAAATTCTAGGAATCTCTCCAGATGCAAGAGACACATTAGAGTCAAGACGTGCTAGAGTGCTTTTAAAGTGGACTGATGCAACTTCAAAAAATCCATTCACTTTGTTTTGGTTAAAGTCAAAGCTTAATAGTTTTATAGGTGAAGAAAACTATATCTTATCTTTGGACACAGAAAAGGAAAAGATGACATTACAAACATATATCGACACTTTCGGCTTATCAAGCAGACTTGATAAATGGCTTGATACGATTATTCCTTTAAATATTGTCGTAAATTCGCACAACGACATACGTATCACTAATACTACTGAATTATCTTTTGGCGGTGCCAATGTATTAACAGAAATCGTAAATAACAGCGACAATGACATTTACAACATTTCAAAATTAGGCGAAAGCTCAGTAAATGGCGCTACAAGTGTTATTGAATATATTTCAAACAAATAGAAAGGAGATATGAAGAATGGCAAGCTATAAAGCAATCGTTATTACTAAAAAAGGTCAGGCATTAATGAGCAAGATCATGAGCGGATTAAGCGGAGTGAATTTCACAAAAATTAAAGCAAGCTCAGCTTCTTACTCAGATGCATCACTAGAAGGATTAACTTCTCTCGGAAGCGTGCAACAGGAGAGTGCAATTTCAAAAATCGAGAGAATTGCTCCAGCAACAGTACAGCTGCAGGCTGCAATCACTAACAGAACATTAAATACAGGTTACTACGTTAAAACCGTGGGCATCTATGCCACTGATCCTGATGAGGGAGAAATTCTTTATGCTGTAATGAGTGCTGATAATGCGGCATGGATGCCACCATATAACAACTTGAGCGAATCAAGTGCACAGTTTAACTTGTCCTTAACTGTAGGAAATGCTGATAATGTATCGGTGCAAGTATCCGGTTCGGCAGTAGTAACTCAAAGTGAGTTTCAGGAAAGAACATCTGCATTCTTAAGCGTTGAAGCAGATGGCGTTTACATTAATTACACTAAATAATAATAAGGAGGATGTTTATTAAATGGAGGATAAATACAAATTACCAAGCGCGGAGCAGTTTGATAAGTTAAATGCTTCGCTCAATGAAATGGGAAATATCATTGCTAAGGCAAATGGTATCAACAACACCAACTCGTGGACAGAATTGGCTTCAATGGTTCGTCTAGGAAAAGCCAATGGTTATTTCAATTATGGCGATCAGGTTGTAGAAGACTGGGTAGATATTGACAACAACAATCGAGCATATCAGAATCCTTGGGATGTAGCTAAGTTTGATGATTCCATGGAATCCGAAGATGGCTCAACATTTAAAGGCATGTATTTGAAAATGCATTATGCAATGTTGAAAGGTATCCAGTTCTCTCATCAGCGTGCATTCTATGCTGCAGTTGATGGACTGGAAGCAGGAACATATAACATCACTTTTGGTGCTGATTGGGGCAATGCCAAAAATGGAAAGACTTATCAATTTACATTGGCACAGGCTGTAGAAAAAGGTGGACGATTAGCTGGATTCTATGGTATGCCTGATACACAGCCAGCTTCATGGAAAGTCTATAATTATGGCGTTGATGGTAAGACACTGAAAGAAACAGTTGATGTAATCGAAGGTTCAGAAGGTACATCCCTAGGGACATTGCAGCTTAATACAAGAGACGGCAACTTGAATTCTATGCAGGAAACTGGCTATGGATGTAACGACTGGGAAATCTCAGCTATGAGACAGTACTTAAACTCCAGAGCTGGAAAAGGTGCATGGTGGCAACCGCAGGATAAATGGGATGTTGCTCCTGACCAGTTAAATACTACTTCAGGATTCTTGTCTGGTGTAAGTGATGACTTCTATAATGCAATGAGAACAGTCAAGGTTACAACAGTTAAGAATGATCCAACGTATTCAGGCGCAAGCTCAGTAACTTATGACAAAGTATTCTTGCCATCATTGGAAGAAATGTATGTAAATCCGCAAAAAGCAGGAGAAGGTACTTACTATCCAGTAATGAAAGCTACAAGTGGGCTAGGAACTCCTATGACTCAATATGGTACGTATCCAAAAATTATTACGTATGCTTTAGAAAATCATGCAAGCGCTCAGATTGTGCGCTTGCGTTCGGCCCATGTAGGCATTGCTTGCAATACGTGGTATGTCAGCTCCAGTGGCTATGTCAACAACGGCAGCGCTAGTTACGCGAGTAGAGCGTGCCCCGTTTGCGTAATAGGTTAATCAAAAAATCCCACCGAGCCACAGCATCGGTGGGATAAGTTTATTATTTACAATTTTAGGAGGATATTTTATGGCAGTCAATGTCGGTCAAAGAAATGTGCCGGACACACCTCAATATAGAGGACTCAAAGCTAACGAGTTAGCTTTGAGTTTATCAATTCATACAATTAAGATTACAAGCAATCCAAAGGTATTTGATGAAAAGTATCAAAAAGTTATAGACAAGATTGTAGACTGTGCAGTCAATATTCAAATGTCATCGTGGACAGCCAATAACATTAGAGTCGGTGATGATCACGAGAAAAAAGTCATGAGATTGAAGTATCAGACAAAAGCAATTATCTACTGCAATAACTTACTTGCTTATATCAATATCGCACAAAGGCTATTTCATTTAAGAGCAAAGAAAGTAGCTTACTGGATTTCGCTAGTGCTTGAAACTAGAAACATGATAGGCAGCTGGAACAGGGCCGACAAGAAACGCTACAAAGATATATAAAATTAATATTGGGTGTAGGTTGTCTCAGAATGTGCGCTTGCGTTCCGCGAATGTAGGCAATGCGTATAATACGTGGAATGTCAACAACAGCGGCAATGTCAACAACAACAACGCTAGTAACGCGAATAGAGCGTGCCCCGATTGCGATGATAGAAAGCCATCAGCATACGCATAGCGTTTGTGGTGTTTCTAGTTTATATACGCAAGGAACTGAATCCCGTTGGTGTAAATCCATAAACAATACCGAAATGATGTTGCGTGACTACTTGTAGTTACGTAACTATAACAGGAGGCTTTATTTATTAAATATAATGAACATGTAACATCATATGATGCATTATGGGAATCATTTATTAAATGCAAGAAAGGTGTAGGCTGGAAACCTAGTGTTATGTCTTACAACTTGAATGCACCGGAAAAAGTGTATAAGATGGCTAAGAAATTTGAGAAAGGTAGCTGGAAGAATAGCAAGCCACGAGAGATAAAGATTACATATCCAAAGGCTAGAGATGGCTTATCGATTCCATTCGAGGATAGAATCTATCAGAGATCTATCAATGATATGATACTTTATCCATCCGCTACAAAGTCTTTTATTTATGGCAATTGTGCATGTCAGAAGAGCAAAGGTACTGACTTCGCTAGAAAACTATGTGATAAGTACTTGCATCGTGAATATATCAATCGTGGGCTAGACTTCTACGTTCTACAGATTGATGTGCATGGATACTATCCAAACATGAGACATGATGAAGTTAAGAAGATATTTGCTAAATGCTTGAATGAAGTTGACTATAAAATGGTATGTACAGTGCTTGATACTCAGTACGTAGGCGAAGTTGGTTACAATCCAGG